TCAACTGGAAAACGAAGACCCAGCCAGTAATGGCTATTTATTGCTTTAAGACAGTAAAAGGGAATTAAGAAATGAATGAACTAATTGTTAATAAGGACGGCACAGTAACTGTGGTTGGTGATGCTGGATCAGTTAGCAGTATTATAGCTGAAGCAGTTGAAGCTAATACCATACCAGCCGTGCTGAATGACGATGGTACAGTAAAGACCGAAGCCGTTGTGCCAGATGCCGATACACTGGCCGTCGAAGTAATAGCCGAACTGATTACCCGTACTGTTATTAAGACTCCAGCAGTAATAAATGACGATGGTACAATCAAAACTCCAGCGGTCTATGAGGAAGAAGTTGTACCAGACCCCCGTCCGCTTCTAAAGACACACGAATGGCATTTGCCAGCAGCACGAAAAGATCGTTTAAAAGTAATTCGGGGCAAACGTAATAACAAGCTAAAAGAACTTGATGTAGAATATCAACTAGCAGATGAAGGTGTACATCCAGATGGATTAAATAAAGCTGCTGTAGCTGCTAAGAAAATGACACTACGTAATCTTCCACCTGCTGCTGAATCTGTACTAGCAGACCTTGATAATACAGATGATATTGATGCATACGTTCCTGATGCTTTGAAGTAATGGAACAAGTAGTAGATATCTGGCCGATTCTCTCTGGAGTAATCGCAGTAGGAGCAGTAGCAATAGCCTTCAGAGCAGAGATACTAGTGCGTGTAAAAGTACTTGAAGATAAAGTGCAGACATTATTTGAGCTATTTAATAAAAGGAACTAAGATGAAAAAGAACTTTATTAAGAATATTAAAACTACTTTATTTGCTGGTCTACTTTTTTGTGCTAGTGTATCTTCTGTATTAGCAGGTAACTGTGGGCCACAACATGAAGAGATGCTGGATACAGCAGTACGTATTAATACATCAGGTTCTGGTACAGTTCTTTATTCAAGACAACATGAAGGTAAATGGGAATCATACATCCTTACTAATTATCATGTTATTAGTGATCAGATTACTATAAGAGAAGTATGGGATGGAATGAAAGGTAAGAAGGTCAAGCGTGAAACAAGAGAGCCTGTTACTGCATTCTGGTTTGACTATGTACGTTGTTCCCGTTCAGTAGGTACTCGTGGACGTATAGCGGATATTGTAGCACATGATGAACAAAGAGACTTAGCTCTATTAAGACTACGTGATACAGAACGTGGAGTAGTACGTATAGCTAATATGCTACCAGAAGAACAATCACCTAAGTTAGGCCAGACTGTATGGGCTGTAGGTGCAGGATTAGGTTTTCCACCTTCCATGACAAGTGGTGAGATGGCTTTTGCTGAACAGGTTATTAATGGTTATCGATATCAACTAGCAACTGCTCCTATTATCTTTGGTAATAGTGGTGGTGCATTGTTTGCTTACTCTGATGTACGTAAAAAGTATGAGATGATTGGTGTACCTTCAAGAGTATCAGCGGCTGGGTTTCAAGCAGTAACTCATATGGGTTGGTCTATTCCTACAGAGACAGTACATACATTCCTACGAGATAACTTTCACGGTTTCATCGTAGGAGATAAGTATCTCAAGCCAGAGAATAGAAAACCTAAACCTGAAAAGAAGTAATCAGATATGAGCTTAGTAATGACATTATTAGGTGGTTCTGCTATGGGCTTCATAACTACTATGATTGGACAGGTTATGAAAGCCAAAGCAGAACAACATCGTATGATGATTGCTGCAATGGCTCAACAACAAAAGGCAGTATCATCAGCCCGTGAGCATGGCTTAAAAGATAAACAGTTTGCATTTACTCGTAGATTAATCGCTCTTATCTGTGTAGGTTGTATTGTTATAGTACCCTTTGCTGCTCCTTTCTTTGGTATTCCTATTGTTGTATCAGTAACAGAAGCAGGAGAATGGGCTTTACCATTCATATGGGAACAAGCTGATAAGGTAAGATGGAAAGCTATTGATGGTATTGCACTAGCTCCTGCATACATCCATACATTAGCAGCTATTGTAAGTTTCTATTTCGGCTCAAGTGCAGCTAGATAATTAAAAGAGGAAAAGAATGGCTAATTATTACGGAAATAATCCCAGTTTAGGAGAGATAAAACCAGATGATGAAAAGTATACCATCACAGATGGAAAGAATGCTGGTGTATACAAGAAAACTACGGGGCCATATCCTAATTTAACTACTGGTAAATTTTCAGAAGCTCTTGCACTTCAAGCTGGTGGTGAAGCGTCTGGTATACAACAGCCTGTTGATACCCGTTATCAAAGTCTTATAGGACAAGCAGGACAACAAGCAATTAGTCCAACAATACCGGCAGGAGGTGTTCAACAACCTATTCAGATTGAGCAAATAACACCGGGAGAACTTCAAACTGCTCCGTTGGTTACTACGCCACAACCAGTTACAACAACTCCTATTGAAACAGCGCCACTTGCAGCACCTCTTCCTACAGTTGCTGACCCTGCACAAGTTGCAGCGGCTACTTCCCGTGAAGTTCAACCAACAGCACCCGTAGCAGCGGCTGTATTAGGACAAGTAAATGCAGAAGACCTTATTGGTGATGTACAAGGACCACTATCATCTGGTGCGCTTGCACAGGCACAAACTGAAGCGTTAGATGAAAAAGCTACTGTACAGTTTCAATTAGGTGAGCTATATAAATCACTAGATGATGGTACTCAACTACCTGCATGGGCCGCTCCCGCTGCACGTAATGCAGATAATTTCATGTTACAGCGCGGATTGGGTGCCTCTAGTATGGCAGCAGCGGCACGGACACAGGCGCTATTTGAATCTGCACTACCTATTGCAGCAGCCGATGCTGATAAATATTCAGCTATACAGTTACAGAATTTAAATAACAAACAAACAGCAGCATTACAAAATGCATCTGAAATAGCGGCAATGGATAGAGCAAATCTTGATGTACGTATGCGGTCAGCGCAACAGAATGCTGCAAGTTTTCTTCAGATGAATATGGCTAATGTCACTAATGAGCAAGCAACTAATAATCTTAATCATCAATCAAGAATGCAAGAATTATTTAATGATCAAGCTGTTATTAATTCAGCACGTAACTTTAATGCAACATCACAAAATCAAGTAGATCAATTTTACTCTACATTAGGTAATCAAGTAGAGCAAGCAAACAGAGCACGAGATGTAGCTACACAGCAATTCAATGTAGGTACAGAAAATGCAGTTCAGCAATTTAATGAAACTATACAACAGGAAAGAGGTAAGTTCAATGCGACTATGCAACATGCTATTGATCAGTCCAATGTAAACTGGAGACGGCAGATAACTACATTGAATAATCAAATTGCTAATAGAGCAGAGCAAGCAAATGCACAGAACCTTCTTGGTATATCTGAAGCACGTCAGAATCAATTATGGCAAGCGTACCGTGATGAAGCGTTGTGGGCTAATCAGTCACATGAAAATGAAGAAAGTCGCGCACAAGCACTAGCTCTTTCGGCGCTATCTTTTAATCAGTCACTGCAATTATCAGATATGGAACAAGACAGCAAATTTGCAGGATTATTAGGTGGATGGGGTCTTAATTTCTTAAATGATCAAGTTAATTCTAAAGATTCATTTCTTGGTGGTCTATTTGGTGGTGGAGGAGGAGGTCAAGTCTACGAAGGTGCTTTTGATATTCAACCATTTGGAACACAGACAACTGGTGGTTTAACTGATGAATGGTTTGGAGCGTAGAATAAAAAGGAGAAATAAATGAGTTTACTTACAACGGTAGGAGGTCTTGTTGGTAGTGCATTACTTGGAGAAACAGGCGGACAAATAGGAAAAATGGCTGGTCAATTAGGTAGTTCTGTAATTAGTAGTGGAGCGTCTGGAGGTGGTGGTGGTAGTGGTTCTGCTAGTGGTGGAGGTGGTGCTGCTTCGATACAAACCGCATTTCTTCAAGATCAACAAGCACGATTAAGAGAGCAAGAAAAGATAAGAGCAGGATTTGTAACTAAACCAAGAGCACAATTAGAAAGCGCACATGCACCAGATGTAAAACAAAGTATAGCTGCACAAGTTATAGCAAATATAGCATCAGATCGAAGAGGTGAAGAAGCTGTAGCATCTCTTCAAAGAAATATAATGACTAGTCAAATAAATGCTATGAATGCACCATTAAGAAACGTATAGGATAAATATAATGCCATTTGATCCATTTGATAGACCCATACCGGGAGAATCTCTTACTAAGCCTATGCAGGACGATCCTATCTTCGCTGAATCGAAGACCAGCAATTTAGATGAAGCATTTTATCAAACAAGAGATACTATTAAGAATAATAATGCTTTGTATTCTGATTTATTGCAAATGATATCAGCAGGTGTAGATTTAGAAAGCATAGCAAATGTAATAACATTCGGTTCATTTTCAAAAGGTCAATATTCTCCAGATGTAGCAATGCAGCTTGCTCCTCTTCTCATGATATGGATGTATACTGAAGCGCATAAAAGAGGAATAAATGAAGAAGATATAAATGTAATGAATTATCCAGAAAATAAATCTATGGGGAATATGTCGCCTACAGATGTAGTAGATTTAATGGAGCGTAAAAACCCAGAAAAATACAAAAAGAAACAAAGAGAAACTGCTACTTCAGAACTGGATTCGTTTTTTGAAGCCTTACAAGGAGGCGCTGTTGAAGAAGAACCTATGGAAGAAGATATGGGGTTTATGGGTATGCGAGAAGAACCAGCTACGCCTGAAGAAATGGAGAATGTATAATGGCATTTAGCATTAGTGCAAGAGCCTTAAAAGGGCTTGCGATAGGTGCTCTTGAGGAAGATAAACGTCATCGTCTTGCAGCAGAAACAAGAGTAGATGAACAGGTAAAATTTGATAGAGCTAATGATGCTGCAAAAGAAGCAGCAGCTTTACAAGCAAAAAATGCTATGGCTAGAACAAAAGTTACTGCTGGTGCATCAGTAAGGTCTTCACAAATAGCCGCAAGTGCATCTATTAGAAAGGCACAAAATGCCGCTACTATAGCAGAAGAGAATATGTACGATGATTATGGATTAAAGAAAGTATTTTCAGATTTAAAACTTCCCGGTGTACTTCCTAAATATCTTAAATATGATAGACGAACTAAAGGAGTTGATTACTCTCTAGCATATTTTGGTAAATTTAATGGTGCTTTTGCTCATACATTGAAGGCATTAGATACAAAATTTACAGGTACAAAACAAAAAAAAGCTGCAAATGATGCATTTGACAAGTATCTTGATAACTTTGTACATCATTCAATAACATCAACTGGCGCATACGCACCAAAATTTGAGGCATTAACTAATAGAAAAACATGGGAAGGAGGATTTGATTTAGAAACTGCTTCTCCAGAAGTTTATAAGCGTATTTTAGATGGTGGAGAAGAAAGATTTCCAAAGTCCTTTAAATTGTTACAGGGAATAAATCTACAACCTATAAAATTAAATCCAGCTAGTAAAGCATATTTTAATAATAATAAAAATGATGATTTACGCGCAAAAAAGATGACTTTTGCGGCAGCAAATGATACTGTAGATACAACCAATCGTATAACTACTCCAGAACATGTAGCATCTTTGACTAAAAGTTTGGAAGGAACACCTGATGAAAGACAGTTAGCAGCAAATAAACTAGTAAATAGTAGATATGGTTTTAATTATAATAAAAATGATCCAGATACATATTTAGATTTTATTATATTATCATCAGTAATACCAACAAGAGCAGTTCAAAAAACAACACAAGCTATAGGAGGAGTTAAATCTACTTTACTTCCTTTGAGTAAAGATCAACAAGGAAGATTATCAAAGTTTAGAGAAAAACTAAGTGAAAGTCGTGATATTATGGCTACTGTTGTACAGGCAAGAGAGCTTAATGCAAATGTTACTGATTATGGTAGATTTCAATTAAATTTTATAGGAAGATTTGAAACAATTCTTTCAGGTATAGGAATTGGTCTTACAAATAAATCTAGTACTTCTCCAGTAGGTCAATTTAAATTTGCAGAAGGAGAAGATTTAGATAAATTATCAATAGATACTAAAGTTGAACGTGGACTATTTCAGAAGATTTTAGATAAAAGTAATAAAAGAATTATAAGTGCTAGAGAAATATATACGGAACAACAAGAGAATGTACCAAAGAATACAAAAACAACAGAAGCAGAAATTAGCGCTATTGAAGAAAAGTATCTTGCTGAAGTAAAATATGAAGCGATAAAAATTCAGTTAGTTTATAAAATTGCTAAATTGATTCAAGGTGGTGCTGGTGGTCAAGCTGTATCAAATGCTGACTTTCAGGCTGTTTTGAAATCAATGTCATCTAGTGGAATAGGTACATTAAAAGCTGAAGAAGCTATTTTTGGTATGTTGCAAAATATGGTTGAAAGAGTTCACGTTTATAACAAAATTATGTCAGATGAAACAATATTTCATGGTTCTCAAAATGCAGCGGATAAGGCTATGTCTTTCATAAAAAGGGTTCAGAAGACTAGGCCGGGAGAATTAACTCTAGACTCTTCAGAACAGGATACTCTTAATCCTGTTGATAAGCAACCAGAAACAGGCTCTAAGGCTTTTAATGCTCTTCCTCCTAATGTACAAAGAAAACTTATGATAGAGCGTAAAAGACATACTAAATCTACACCTACTGGTATATAAACCACAACCGGGATAAAGGAAAATTTAATGGTAAACACTACTGAATTACCTTCTGACGAAAGAGAAGAAATTCATAATTGGGAAGATCAAAGATATGAAAGCTTCCTTGAGCAAGGTATGTCTCCTGTAGAGGCAAGCAATAAACTTATTCTGGAATCAGGATACGGTGGAGATGATGACTATGTTAGTGAGGATATAGCAGAAAGATTAAGTGAAAAAAATAATTTTAACACGTATCAAAATATGGAAGAAGCAAAGTTACACGAGCTTCCCAATCAAGGTGTTTACATTTCTAAACCTATGACACATATGGATCAATACGGCGTATTTCAAAATGTTCCCGATAGACCTCTTAACTTTTTGGAAGGATTAAAGCAATCGGGGCGTATGGAAGATTGGTGGGACACTCAAAAAGGTAGACAACTTGCAAGTGACCTACAGATGTTTCAAGATTCTATAGCTGAAGCGTCAGCAGTAGGTGTACTATCTGGTATCAAAGGTCTTCTTTCAATGCCATTTTTGGTAGGAGCATACTTTCCATCCGGCGAAGCAATGTGGCGAACGATTTTTGATTTTGGTGCTGTAGAGCATGACCCAGAAAAACAATTTACTGGTGTCTCTCCAGAACTAAGTGCAGAGATGGCTACATTTAAAAAGGAAGGTCAACCGTATGGAGGAACAGAATTTTATCTAAAACAAGCAGATGAATCTAGGTCAATGCAGATTTTAAAAATGATTGATAAACATTTTGAACCTCTAAATGAAATGATAACAAAATCAGTGGGATCACCTGCTGAAGATTGGGCGCGTACTCTTTCGGGTAGAGTAATAAGATTAGCAGCAGAAATGTTTCCTCCTGATGTATTGATCAATAAAGCAATTAAACATAGAAAAGCTATAGCAAATCCTTTTCAAATTTTAGGAAGATTTGCTTATGGACAGGACTCTATGGCTATCAGTCAAGCACTATCAAAAGCCGCACATAAATCTGAAAGAGCAGAAAGACATGCTTTAAATAAAGATGTTCATAATATTCAAATTGCTGATTCTGCTGTAGGAGGTGCTCTATTTTATGAAACTGCTAAAAATATTGCAGGACACGATAATCCATATTCTGAATTAATTGCAATGCCTTTGCTTGTAGCTGGTGCGATACTAACTCCAAGTGCAATACTTTCTAAGGGACAGAGATTACTTTATCCTTTAACTAAAAAGTCATTTTATAATAATCATGTTAGATGGATGTCTTTCTACTATAAGCATCAGGCGAATAAAGCTATTAAGAATAATGATGCTGAAGCAGCTAGAGATGCTAAAATTAAATTAACATCTTTGCAATCGAATTATCTTAAAATGCGCGGAGTATCTGATGATTCAGTACAAAGGATGAGTAATGAAGGTACATTAGATGATCATGTATTAGTTATGAGACTACATAAAGGTTCCCAAGACGATATTAGAAGAGTTCGTGATGCTTTTGTACGTCTGGAAGAAAATGACCCAATAGCATATAATCGAATGAAAGATCGTATAGAGCAAAATTATAAAGTTCTTACTAAATTACAACAGGTAGCACAAAAAAACTTACCAAAAGAGTCTCAAGAAAAAGTAGATATATATATTAATCAACTTACAGAACTTACAGAATTAGAAGTTTTGCAAGCTCAAATTCTACAGAGTAATGAAGGATTACGTCTAACAAAGAAAATTGTGATTAAACCTCTTTATCAAGATATTCAAAGAAATAAAGAATATATTCATAATGCTAATATTCAATTACTAAAAGAGATACGTGAAGGAATAAAAGAAAGAGGTGTAGGACAATTTGGCAATAGAGTTAATCCACAGACAGGGAAAGTTGAGAAAATAAATAGAGATGAAATTAATGAATTTATAGATTTTGCAACAGAAGCAAATAGACAGATAGCCGGAAGAATTGAAGATTCTGCAAATCATCTTGCTTATCTTTTGGATGTACAAAATGTAGCTCGTGGCGTAGCTCCAGATAAAGCAATTATAAATATTGAAAATTTACTACATCCTAAATCATTAAGAACACGAATTAAGAGAGGAGATGTAGATTATAATGACAGACAAAGGGCTGTTGTTATGGATACACATAAACAAGATAGAGATATAGTAAATCGTATGTATAATGATAAATTAGGAGGATTCTTAGACTTAGAATTAGATACAACAACTTTACGAGAACATCTTGAGCGTATGTTAACAACTACAACTGATAATGATTCTATAAATTTTATTACTAATTTTTCTAATACAAGATTAAAAACAGTAAATGTCAAAGGGATAGCTAGACAATTAACAGAAGATGGTTTAAAAGAATTAGATGGTGATGATCTTATAAAGCTTCTAGATGATGCTGATGTAGCATTAGGTATAAACCCAACAGATTATAAGAAGTTACTTGACAAATCTGGAGAAGATGCTTTAAGAAAGAAAATACTTCAGCCAAAATATATGAATGTTTTAGTGGAAGAAGGAACAATACCTTCTAAAATATCTATAGGACATTTAAAAGATTTAATGTCTAAATTAGGAAAAGATCATGCAGATAATATAGGCACTCCAAAAGGATACGCTGCTATGTCTTTATGGCAAAAACTAGATGAAATGGTAAATCCCGTCTTAGTTAAAGGAGATATAACGGCTCCAGAATTTAAGAGGCAAATGAAGTTACAAGCCGACCCACAAAGATTTCAAAAATTAGCTTTTCAATACGGAGCAACAAAAGATTTCTTTAGAAACGAATTTGTTCCTTTATGGAAAGAGGGGATAGGAGAAAGACTTTTGGTTTCAACAGGAAAAAGAGGCTCTATCCCTAATGAGTCTATTTTTAAACAATTCTTCCATGATGCAGATGCCATTGAAGCTAATGCTCAATCTTTTAGAAGAATGTTGTTTAAACTAGAAGAAGTAAAAGATGGATTAGGATCAGGGTCTATTCCAAGAGATAATGCTCAAGATTTACTAGATTTCTTTAAATATGGTCTTTACCAGCGTGTCAATTCAGGAAAAATGACAGCAGCAGAAGTAGAAAAAATATTAGTGGCGTATGGCGGAAAAGCAGGTAAAGAACAAAATATATTATTGAGAGCAGACCCACAATTACAAAATAAACTAGAAGAATATCAAGAGTTAATTACAAGAGAATATCAAGTATCTGATAAATTTGTTCAACCAGAAGTAAATAGAATTGCTCAATCTATAAAAAGTTTAAGAGGAGCAAGAGAATCAGCTTTACGAGAAAGCGGTTTTAATGCTATAGCAAATACTAAAAATCCAAATGAACTTTTTACTAATCAAAATATAATTGTAAAAAGACACGAATTGAGTGGTGAAGAACTACAAAGATTTGATGAGTTAAGCGCAGAAATTCAAAAGGGAGAAAGGGGTGTATTTGGTGCTAGTGCTGATGAAGCAGCTAAAGAATTAGATGTTCTAAAAGGTAAAACTGTTTACAGATCACCTATTGGGCAAATAGGAGAGCCAGCAAATCAAGTATCAATGACAGGTTTTGAGTATGTCAGAATGATGACAAATAACTTTACACTTGTTGGTAAAAAGGGAGAAAAGATTGGTGAAAATTTAAAAGAAAGTTTTAGACTATTATTCTATCAAGATATAGTTAGAAGTTCTGTAAAACATACTGGTAGAAAAACTCTCATGAATGAACAGTATATTGATGAATTAGGAGAGATAAGAATGGGGCCACCTATAATGGAAGAAATTATAGATTGGCCGGAATTTATGAGAAAAATGGAAGATACAAGAGAGCTTCGTAAAAAACTCTTTGCTCCAGAAACTAATGAAGCTTTAGAAGAAATTCTATTTAACGAAAAAATACTTTCTGAATCTACGGCTAACCTGATGGGAGTATCTGGTCTTCCTACACCATTCAGAATTGCTAGCTGGATGGCAAGAGGCTTTGCCATAGCTCGTGGAGTTTTGTCAGTTAGATATGTAGCTGGCGAAACAACATTACAGGCCATGAGATTAGGATATGTTAGAATGATGAAGAAACTTTTAATAGACCCAGATGGTCCTATCATACTAAAAAACATGTTACCAGATGTTGAGCAGATTGCTGCTGATATGACTTTACGAAAACTTGATTATAAACAGGGTATAGTAGCTCTTGCATCATTTATAGGGGTTAAAGCATCAGAGTTAGCGTTTATAAACGAAAGTGAATATGAGCATCTTATTAATAAAGGAAGGTTTCGACGAGAAACAATAGAAGCAGCCGCTAAGAGAGGACATGAAAAACATAGAAAAGAATATCTTAAACAGGTAAAATTTAGAAAACGTCAACCATTAAATCTTCCTGTAGGGGTTAAGCAATTAATACCACTTATGAATATAAATATTGAAGCTACAAAAACTGCTAAAGGAATTGCAGGAGAAATAAGTAGATTGTTTAACAAATGAACGATGACCCAGAAATCTACCGTGTACTTGGACGATTAGAAAGTAAAGTTGATAGTATATTAGATGAGAATCACCGCTTTGAAAAGATGATGAAAGAAACATCAAATCGTGTATCAAAACTAGAACACGACAGAGCACTTGTATTCGGTGCTGCTTCAGTTCTGGGGGTTATAGGAGGCGCTGTAATCTGGGTTATATCTAAAATAATGTCTACTTAAAATAAATCAGTAAGATTAAACATTTTTTCGCTGTCCTTCAATAGTTCAGCGATATTTTTTTGTATGTGCTCCGCATAGCGAATAACCACATCCGCATCTTCCCATTCTGGAAGCTCCTCCTCAAACAGATCACGTAATTTATTTGTATCTACAGTATCCTTTGATACGCGGATAAATCCTTCATCATCCAAACCGATGTGTACTCTAAACAATGTAGCTATTTTTTTACTCAATATTCTTTTTATCCTTATAGCTTACCATATTCTTCTCCTTCTACCAAAAAAGGCTTCCTATGAGGTCGTTACAGCGACTTTTAGGGTGCTCCATAGGGTGACCTACCAGAGAGAGGCACTTTCCGCTGTAAGGGGCTGTACGGCCCAGCAAATGGAAATGCTAAATTTTGAGTACATCAATGACATAAATGATCAAGCTATTGGTCATAATGCTGATTCCAACGACATTTAGTGCCATTAACGCTCTGTCATGCCAACACCATCCCACAATAAACCAGCCGATAAGTCCTACCATATGAAATATAATATTAGCTGGATACACATTATTGCTTGTTAACAATAAAGCTATAATAATTAATATTGATGATACCCATTTAACATACCAATCGAATGTGTGTGTAGGGGTTATCTTATTCATTCTATTTTCTTTCTGTCAGGAAAAAAAGCTCACCACCATTTTTATGTTTTGCTCTATTACAATTACAACAGAGTATTTGGTATCTTTCTTTATTTTCTTTTATTTTTTTTAATGAAGGGGCTTTGTCTTTGCTGCCATCATTAAAAACATGGTCTATTTCTAAATATATTTCTTCTGTTTCTCCACAACAAACACAACGATTGCCCAGAGTATCTAACATACTTTTTCTTCTATCTCTATAGGATGGTGAAACGATCCACTCCATTCCAACAACATCTTTTTTATACCAATACATTCTGATGTCTCGTACATTTTTACGCCCATACTTCAGGCCCTCAACCTTTACACCTAAATCTTTCAGAGCATTTATTTTTAACACTGCTGGCTTAATCGCTCGTGCATTTAGGTTAGAAAATGTGGTTAGTTTTCCTTTGGGTACACCTAATAGCTCTCTAAATTCAGCTACAGTGAACTTCTCCTGCATTCTCACTCTTTGTCTCTTATCTCCTTCTTTTTGTTTAATTACCGCATACAGCGCCCGTGCATATTTGCTTTTGAGCATATTAGAATTAGACAAGATCGACCACTTCACATACGTCTCCCGTGCAATTTAGCGTCTGAGAGCTAATTGTATTGTCCTCACGCTCAAATTCAGACAGACCTTTCCAGTCTATCTTCTTAGGCATACGCTTCAGTAATGCCTCATATTCCTTTTTTGTACAATCCTGATAAGGTGCCTGTTCATAAATGTGTTCAGACATAGGAAGAAAACTAACACCTGACATCGTATCAAAATTATCATACACAAAGGCACCTACTTCCATCCACTCATCCTCTTTGACGCTGACTGTAATACTGGGTTTATGTTCGCACCAGTGTTCAGCGTATATTTGCCAAATCTTTAAATGATCAAGTGCTGACAAATCATGCCGTGTAATTGCTCCTTTGGGCGCTTTAATCGGAAATGAAAATACAGCAGTGGAGTCAGGCTTGTCCTTCTCATCCTCTACAGGAAATCCTGCTTGTGTCATGAATATAGTTAACGGGTCTTTCTTATCAGCCCGTACTGTTCGTACATAATATTCAGAGTGACGGGGATGTATACCTGATGCAGCGTCTACAAGCTGACTTACTGTACCGCTAGGCTTAACACACGTAATGCCAGCACTTGGCTCTATACCAAGACGTTTAGCGAAATTAGCATTAACCTTAACAGCATGTTCACGTAATTCAGAGAGTATAGAAGGAAGATCATCATCTGTCTTATTTGCTAACATCTCATTATCAAGAATACCAGTAAGGCTTACACCCAGTAATCTTTCTTCTTCTGTATTTCTAACCCACTGCCGTCCAAGACCTTTGAAGTTTGTAAAGCATGATTGTATCGTACCTAAGATGGTAGCCTTATCAACTTTGTACTTCAGTGTTTCCAGTGTATCATCCGAAGATACAATAACTTCACTCAGATTACAGAACTGTTTAGGCCGTAGTATAATTTCACTGCACGGGTTAGTTCCATAATCGATGTCAGCGTCTCTACGTCCGTATCTTGAAGCCTGTCTCTGTGCGGCCTGTCTATTAAAGATACCTCTTTCACCAGATTTGCTTTCATACAAAGAAGCCCACTCACGTATGAATGATCCTGTATCCAATCCTGCTGTATAACAAACAGAATTATTAGAGAATGCACGTTGAGGTTCACTAAGCCACCAGTCTCCGCTCTTGGCACGTCTCATACGATCATCACCAAGATTAGATAAACTTATCAGTGCAGAGCGCCTAACACCACCTACCACAACTACATCAGCGATTTTACACATAAGGTCATGGCACTCTAAGGTACTTAACTTACGTCCCGCTGCATCTGTAAACATTTTTGTGGTAAACTTAAATAATTCTTCTAACGGCCCCGGCCCACTAGCTCTTCCACCAAATGTTTTTAATTTGGAACCTGCTGGACGTACTTCTGATACATCCCAACGGGGAGCCTGACCAGCATACAGCAAATTTATCAATTCCTTGAATGCTCTGAACCACCCTTCTTTGCTGTCCTTAACAACAATACACGTTTCACTTGACTCAACTGTATCAGGTACAGGAGGAAGTTGATTAACGTAGTCTCGTTCAACAGAGAAACCTACACCTGTTCCGTGCATTAAAATATATAAACATTCGTCAAAAGCCCGTGGACTATCTACTGGTAGGTAACTGCAATTATAAGCAGCGATATGATTACGCGCTAAAGCAGGACCAGCAGTCATCATTGCTCTCATACTAGGCATAACCTGCATGTTTACAATAGAATCATATAGATTTCCATGAAGATCAGGACCAAAAGTAAAGCCATACTTTTTAGTCAGGAAATCATTATAAAAATCCAATAACCGCGTAACGGTTTCTTCCCATGTCTCTCTACGACCTTCTTCTTCAATCCAGCGACTATATCGTGACTGGTGAATAAACGCTTGATAGTCAGTCGGTATCATCTAAGGGTAGCTCCTCTTGTCCCGCATTCGCTGTTGCTTGAGCGTGTATTATCCCCTTAATTATATTATCAACTTCTCTCCACGGTTGTCGTGAAAGATAATTAATAATATTATTCACAATATCAGTTGGTATTTCCATTCTGTACTCCTTTAAAATATGACATCACAAGTAACCCACATTACAGAAATAAACCACAACATTAAAAAAGATAAAATAATGGGTTGTATCATCTCACTAAATTTGAAAGTTTCGGTGGTTCATAGCAGTCAGACTTAACCACTTTACCATCCTCCCTATACACTGGATTGCCGTCTCTGTCAAGCTTTGACATGTTCGACAGGTGAACTCTATTGAATGCAGTATCAAAAGACCAGCCGTAAGTGACAGCAAAGCCAACACACACATAGACCAGATCACAGAGTTCTTTAAGAACTTCTTCATCTTCTTCATTACTAATAGCATACATCAATTCCCTAAATTCTTCCTGTATTAGAGTCCTTCTTAAATCTTTTTCACCATCCATTAAAGCAGAAGGTTTAGGATATTTAAGACCAACTGGATGTCTAAAGGCACGATGAAATATATGTAGCTTATCTTGTATCGTCTCGCTCTTACCCATCATTCTTCATATCCTCTATAAGTTTATTCAGATACCATTGTGCCTTTAACAAATCTTTAACAGGATTTTCTTTTTCCTTATACTGATATCTGCTAACATATTTTATAATATTACCTTTCAGGTAACCTCTAAATTCTTTTAGTTCCATACTATTTCGTATTAGATCAATAGTTTCCATACTATTATTGTTATAATGTTCTGGACTATTAATTTGGTCATCTTTATTCTCTTTTCCTGACCATTCCATTCCATATGTAGTATACATTATATACCTTTCTAGTGAAGTTTCTTCTTGTAATCAGAAAACTTTATAATAGTAGCATCTGTATTATTAACACCATCTAAAAATTTTCTATTACCATCTTCATCTTCTTCCGTGTTATCTAAGATTAACTGCTTAACCCTATTTTGACCCATTTCAATAACTTCATCAAAATTTTCTCCAATCAATTCTATTAAACCGTGAGTTAAGAAGAAAACCATACTATTCTCAGAACCCTTATCAAGATTGTCAATAACATTAATTGAAACTTGCTCCTTTAATAAAGAAAGATCAATTTTATCATCTATATCATGTTCTTCTGGTGCACCAATAATCTTTCTGGTCATGATAAGAGCTACGGATTCTGCTGGAAGATTTTCATACACATCCGCTATGTGCTTTATCATTTCAAATATTTCCTCTGTTAAGTCTTCATCATCATTCATTATTCAAACCATTTCTTTGGTATGTTTACATCAGAATATTCAAACTTATATCTTTCGCACCAATCAGCGTAAGTGGTTTTTGATCCTTTTCCTATTCTGGTATTTGGATTTTGAAATACAAACTTTACATCAACTCCCAACTGATCACGTATCAGCAAATGTCTTGTTCTCTCATACCCATCATGAAAGTATCCTTTACCCTCTATATAAAATTCTTTATCAGAAATATAAAAATCAGGAATATACGTTCTCGGTTTAGGCTGATAGGATAAGCGAGTAGGTTCATATTCAAAAGATACTGAATACTTATTCAGAACATTCGCTATATTCCTTTCAAGGTTTGATTTGTATTTCATGGAGAAACTAAATCATTTATCCTTACATTATAGCACGAATGCTTATAGGTATACTTCCCGTCTCTTTCTCCTCTTTTTTTAAATATACTTTTCTTTTTAAAATCATCTTTGCTGATATATCCTAAAACCCATCCTTTCTCATAGGTACGTAATACTCTAACAAATATATATCCATCACAATCATAATCAATTTGAAAATCAGTAACAGTACAATCATAATGTTCTTGAGGTACTACTGTGCTACGCTTCGTCTTTACATCAATGCGGCGACCATCTGGCAACACTAAGTCGTATTTAAATGTATTAATCATTTCTCCACCGTATACGCTTTGTGCCAGATGTTCGCCTATAAAACCAGCAACATTTCCTCCACCAGCAGTGATGGACTTTCGTATGTTACCTAATTCTTTAGCCTTCTCACGGGCAATATCTATAACCTCATTAGAAACTGATATTTCCTTCATATATTTTACTCCACTTATCTTGTAAAAAATCTAAATACTTTTCGATGTATATGCATGTCTTAGGACTTTTACTTCTGTATTCTGTAATGTTGATATTGAATGTTTGTTCGCTGTATACAACTGGAACTTGATTCTTTAGAAGGGTTTGTACACTTTCAAAGTCTGGGTGTATCTTACTAACATTATCAGCATAAGTTGTATCTGACCAGTAGGAATTATCAAAAGCGTGTTCATCATTTTTTATTCGAATGCCAATAAAATTATTATAACCTCTAAAATTCCAGTGACCTCCTCTCTTATCGTTATCAGCAAACATATAGTACACATTGGGATTAGCTTCTAAATCTTCTGGATAAACACGCTTTTGATATATGATCATTTAAAAATCTTCCGCTTCTAATTCCTCATCAGGAGTTAATGCAATCTCATGTAACCTTCCTGTATTCAAATCATAGAATAGTTTATTAGACGGCCCCGTAAGTCCGCTGAACCTATTCTTTATTACGCGCACTGTTGTCATATGACGTTCACGCATGTCAGTAGCCTGTCCATCGCGCTCAAGGCCCAGTACAATGTCCGATAGCTGCCCTATAGACCCTGACCCTCTAAGCTGATGAAGTTTGGCTCTACCGCCCTCCTCATGCCCGTAATCGACACGTTTGAGATGGGAGGCTACGAACATACAGATGTCCAACTCCTGTACCAACGTGCGTAGTCGAGTCATTATCTCATCAAGAGCCTTACGCTCATCCATGTTAGACTGATCAGATACAAGAATACTAACGTGATCAAGAAAAATATACTTACACTTCAGCGCCCGTACCATATACCTAACACGGGATACAATATTATTGATTGAGTTGCTACCAAAGTGATCAAAGAAAAACAGACGATCTGTCTCTAAAGTATTATTGAAAGCAGTTCTTAGCTCATCTTCAGTATACTCAAAGTCTGGAAGATGTATAGGCTTATTCATATCCAAGCCGACTACAGCTTGTGCTGTACGCCTAACACTCTCTTCCATAAACATTAAGCCTACACTATGTTCTGTATTCTTTAAGATATGGTAGGCAATCTCTCGCATGAAAGAAGACTTTCCAAGACCAGAACCAGCCGCTATGGTTACTAGCTCACCCATACGTATACCAAATGTAAGCTTGTTTAATCCTTTGTACGGATACTTAACAGAACTTTCAGTGGGGCCAGCAACAATAGTCTCCCACATATCAGAGCCAGCGACAATTCCTTCTGGTGTATACTTTTTAGAATCCCACCACATTTGCTGAAACTGTTTCTCTTCACCATTGATAAGATACTCATTAGCATCTTTCATGTTAAGATTAATAATGTGCGTCTTTGGCATCAGAAGTTCAGCAACTTCTTTTGCTGCTTTCTTTCCCGGCTCATCATTGTCAAAGCATATTTTAATGTTATCAAACTGATTAAAATAATCGTAGTTTGCAGATACATCAGATACAGCGGATTTAGCGCCTGTCTTTATAGATACAACAGGCCACTTACTACCCATCATTTGAAAGACAGATAGTGCATCAATCTCACCTTCTGTAATTGTGATATATTTACCACCATTGAAAAGGTTCTGACCAAATAAGGTAGAAGAAGATAATTGACCTTGAGATAGAAATTTCTTATCAGTTATACTTCTTTTCTTATTTGCTATGTGATTTCGTTCATCATCATAATACGGAAAATACCAATGAGATGCTCCCTTTGTAACATTAAAGAATTTACACGTATTCTTTGAAATACCTCTTTCCTGTATATCGCACTCTACTCCTTTTTGATATTCCATATTCACAGGCTTTTTATGTTCTTTCATTAGTTTTTCCTTTAAACTAGTAGAGGCAGAATTTCTATGTAGCTCTCCACATGAAAAACAGTACGTATTTCCATTTGCATAGTAGGATAGAGCATCGCTGCTACCACAGTCAGGACACGGCTGGTGCGTCTTTACATATCTAGTCATAACGCCTCCAATTTTTTGCCATCAAGAATAACTTCAGAATTAGTTTCAATCCACACTCTGGCACCACAAGATAACGGTTTGTCCGGTGAATAAATTACCTTACTTGGTCCTAATATTTCAACTTCATGAGCATATTTATTACTCTTGTAAGTTTTAACCGTAACAACTGGTTCATTAAAACCGTGTTTCTTATTAGCACGAATCTTGTGCATATTTATATGTATTTTCTTTTTCATATTACTTCATCAACTCGTGGCTCTTTTTCTATGTGAGTAAAGTACCTGTATCCTTTAGAATAATTAAAGGTAC